ACCTGGAGAGCCTGCAGGCGATCCAGCGGGTGGCGAGTGACGAATTCGCGCAAGCGGGGTTCGAGTCGCTGAAGTACATGGGCTCGGACGTGGTGCTCGACGGTGGTTACGGCGGCAACGCTGCGACCTCGGCAGGCGTGGGAGTGGGCGGTGGTGCATCGACGGGAACGATGTATTTCCTCAACACGAACTTCCTGTTCTTCCGTCCGCACGCGAACCGGAACTTCGTGCCGATCGGCGGTGAGCGCATGGCGGTGAACCAGGACGCGATGGTCAAGTTGATCGGCTTCGCCGGCAACATGACCACGAGCAACCGGTTCCTGCAGGGCGTTCTCGGCGACGACGGCTCGTAAGGGAGGATAGGAACATGGTTGCTCTTTCTAACGGTGTTTTGGGCGTCAACGTCGATCGAGTGACGGACGGCACGACGACGTTCGGAGAGGACGCGGAGTTCGCTTTGGGCACGAAGGTGTTCGGTGTCGATGGCACCGATTACACCTATGTCCAGGCGGGCGAGGCGATCTCGACGACGACGGACGAGCCGTACGCGCTGTGCATCGACGAGAACTTCGAGGCGAAGAAGGCTACGGCCGCGGGCGCCTTGGACAATCACGCCTTTGGCCAAGAGGTTCCGATGCGGGTCACGGCCAGCACGGGGGCGGATGTCGTCCTCGGTCTGGGGGGTGTGGGCTCGTCGGGTCGATTGGCTGCGAGCGTCACGGCCTCGGCCGGCAACGCGATCGTTCTGGGCGTGATGATCACGGCGGCGGCTTCGGCCTCCGCATCGGCTGGTAACACCATCCGAAACGCGATCGTCACCAACCCGATTTGGACGACGGCGGCGGCTGACTAGTGGCAGCGGTCCTTGAGCCGGAGGCAACCCCTCCGGCTCCTTTTTACGAGCTCCCGGTCAATAACAGTCGGGACGCGATCATCCACAACATTCGCACGAACATCCGGCGTGGCTGGCCGGGGCTGAAGCAGTGCGAGCCTACCGAAACTCCGCTGGCGATCGTCGCGGGCGGGCCTTCGCTGCAGGACTATCTCCCCGTGCTTCGGGCGTTTCGTGCCGACTGTCACGTGCTTTCGCTCAATGGGGCGTACAAGCACCTACGAGGGTTGGGGATAGAGTCCAACCACTTCGTGCTGATCGACTCCAGGCGCGACAACATCGTGCACGTGGACTCGCCGCACGAGGACACCCATCACTTACTCGCGAGCCAGGTACACCCTGACGTTTACGACTCGCTGAGGGACTACCGGGTCACGCTTTTTCATCTTGCGACCGAAGCGGGGATGGAGGCGACGAAGGACTTACCGGGGCCTAGAGACTACCTGGTCGCACCAATCGGCATGGCGAGCATTCACGCCGTCTACATTGCCGCAGCTCTTGGATACAAAAAGCTGTTCCTGTTCGGCTATGACTTCAGCCATCAGGAAGGACGGACGTATGCCTTTGAGCAGTTGATGAACAAGGGGGATGAATCGTTCGAGGTCAATCTCGACGGGAAGGTATTTAGGACGACGATTGCGCTCGCGAGAACGGCCGAGCAGTTCGTCAAAGCGATCTCGCCGATTATCCGCGGATGTGGCCTAGACATCCGTATGTTCTCGACGGGGCTACTGCCCGCGTTGATCGAGGCGCAGAACCGACGAGCGACGATTGAGAGTGAGCGGACGAAGTACGAGCAAATATGGTCCGTGGACTCCTATCGACGCGTCGCGCCTGGACTTCGTGACGTAGAAGAAGCGGCTCAAAGGCTCGGGATTCAGAAGGGCGAAAGCGTTGCCGACTTCGGCTGTGGTACCGGCCGCTGCGTCAAGTGGTTTCAAGAGCAGGGCTTTGATGCCGTAGGCGTAGACATCGCCGGCAACTGTCTCGAAGAAGATGTTCCTTTCGTTCAGTGCTCGTTGTGGGAAGTGGAGAAGCTCCCGAGCGTGCAATACGGCTTTTCATCCGACGTGCTCGAGCACATTCCGACCGAGAAGGTTGACGACGTGCTTCGAGCGATTCACGAGAAATGCTCGGTCGGGTGTTTCCTCGACATCGACACCATTCCAGATGCGTTCGGCATCAACATCGGCAAGACCTTGCACATGACTGTGGAGTCGCCGGAGTGGTGGGAGATGCGAATTAGGGCGCTCTGGCCGCACGTCGAAATGCGGATAGAGCCGAATCAAGTGGTTTTCGTCTGCCGCAAATAGGAGCGTCAATGGAACATGCAGAGTTTGCCTCGCCCACCGTCACGGGCAGGGGCAATCAGTTGGCTGTCAGTCACGGCGGGGATGAAAACCTCATCGTGACGTTCTCGATGGAGCCGGTCTTGCAGGGGGCCGAGAGCGAGAAAGCGGGACGGCCGATCTACAAAGACACGCCGATGGTGTGGATTCGCTTTCCGGGAGACAGGACGCGGGAGATTTTCACCCGAGCGAAGCCCGAGCATCAGGCGCGCTTTCCGCGGCAGTGGGCGCAGTTTCAGCAGAAGGTGTCGCAGGGGCATGTAGGAACACCGCTCGAGGAGTGGGGGCCGCTGTCGAAGTCCACGGCCTTGACTTACAAGGGCCTGAACGTCCACACCGTCGAGCAGTTGGCGTCGGTTCCCGATGCGGCTCTTCACAATCTCGGTCATGGTGCGCGGACTTTGCGCGACAAAGCTATTGCGTGGCTCAAAACCTCCTCGGACAACGCCGAGACGATGCGCCTCGCCGCGGAGAATCAATCGCTCAAGGACGACATTGCGGCGCTGAAGGAGCAAGTCGCGGAGCTCGCGACGAAGAGGAAGCCCGGCCGTCCTCGCAAGGATGAGGAAGAGGCCGAGTAATGGCAGAGCGAGCGCTGCTAGCGATCGTCCAGGCTGCGGTGGATGAGCTTGGGAGCATCAACCGGCCGACGACTATCGTCGGCTCGTCGGATCAGAACGTGCAGCAGCTCCTAGCACTTGCGAATCGGGAGGGGAAAGAGCTTTCGGCGCGAGAAGGCATCAACGGTGGTTGGCCGCAGCTCCGTAAGGAGTACACGTTCAACACCGCAGACGGTACAGCGTCGTATGACTTCCCCTCGGACCTTCAGTACTTCATGAACACCACGGCGTGGGATCGGTCGCAGAAGTGGCCGTTGCACGGTCCTGTGTCGCCGCAGACGTGGCAGGTGCTCAAGAGCGGAACGGTAGGTTCAGTGGGACCACGGACTCGGTTTCGGGTGATGGCGGGGCAGATTTACCTCGACCCTACCCCTAGTTCGATCAACGCGCTGGTATTCGAGTACTACTCCAACACGTGGTGCGAATCTTCGGGCGGGACGGATCAAAGCGCATGGGCTGCGGATACTGACTTACCTCTATTGCCGGATGACTGTTTCATTCTCGGTCTGATCTGGCGGTGGAGGAAAGCGAAGGGGCTCGACTACCAAGAGGACTTCAACGCTTACGAGAGTTTCGTGAGCATGAAGCTCGGCCAGTCCGGTATGGCGCCGGTGATCGACTTTGCGCGGCCGGCTCCCTCGGCTCGGCTCATTGACGAGATGAACGTGCCCGACACCGGATTTGGCGGGGTCTGATGCTGCGTCAACGAACTGCGAAGCGCCAAATCGCGCAGTCACAGTCCCTTGCAGCTCCGATCGGTGGATTGAACGCTCGGGACTCTGTAGCGCTGATGCCGGAGACCGATGCTATTACGCTCGACAACTGGTTCCCGTCTACGACCAGTGTGGATCTTCGGAAGGGCTACGAGTCGCACGCGACGTTCACCGGGGATTGCGAGACGATCATTGCGTACAACGGCGCGACGCGAAAGCTATTCGTCGCGGTCAACACGACGAACGATCTCGTCATCGACGCAACGACGGGTGGAGCGATCTCGACTCCCGTAGTGGGGGGTAGCGGGCCAACGGTTCAGACGGTGACCAGCGCTAGGTTTGATTATCAGAACTTCGCGACGACTGGCGGGCAGTTTCTCTCGGTGGTCAACGGAGAAGACACGCCGCTTCAGTACAACGGCACGACATGGATAGCGTCCGCAATGACGGGATCTGGGCTTACTACCTCAAACCTGTTCACGGTTGCGGTGTACGCGGAGAGGTTGTGGTACGCCGAAGTCGATACGTTCAACGCCTGGTATCTACCGCTGCAGTCGATTACCGGAACGTTGACCAAGTTAGCGCTTGGCTCGCTGTTCAAGCTCGGTGGCGCGCTATCGAACATCGTGACGTGGAGCGCGGACAGCGGGTCACTTCTCGCCGACTTTATTGCGTTCGTCTCGACTGAGGGGGAGGTCGTTGCGTTCTCAGGCACCGATCCGGCCTCGATCACTACGTGGTCGCGCATTGCGCACTTCCGTGTAGGTAGACCAGTCACTAGAGGTAATCGGGCCTGGACGAAGGTGGCAGGTGAGGCAGTCGTTATTACGGCTGACGGACTCATCCCGATGTCATTGGCCGTTCAGCAAAGCGGGGCTGATGTTTCTAAAGCGGTGTCGGACAAGATCCGCAACAGCTTCAACGCCGACGTTGCATCTCACGGGTCACGTTACGGATGGGTTGTCACGCTTCACCCTTCCGGGCAGAAGCTCATCGTCAACGTGCCGACACTAGAGGGGTCTACTAGCTACC